AATTAAGTTTTATTCAAGTAGGTAATTTGAAAAGAATTGGCTTTCCAAAAAGGGTTGCATCCCCTGTCCCTACACTATTATTTAGTGATTTATCAAAATTTTCATAAATATAAGAGAGGATAAATACATGAGCAATAATATTAATACCGAGAAACCGTTAAGTTTCGATTATTTCCATCAGGGCGAAACGATGGATACTGAAACGGTGAGGTCATTCCTTAGAGAATATAATGAAGTAGGAGGCTTGACGATATTATATTTTCAACAGCAAGACCCTGATATGGGCCTCGATAAGATTTTTCTTGAAAAGGCTGATAAAAAATGGGTTCGTCCTATTGAAATAAAAGCGGTCTTTGAATATTTACAAGAAGTAATTGAGAACCAAAAGCAGGGTATCCCTATTCTTGATGAATTGAATATGATTATTGAAAAGGGTTATTTTAAGGAAATAATAAAACATGACCCAAAGATAGGGGATTTGGTTAAAGTAGAACACGCCAATCTTATGTTTGAAATTGTTAATATTGTTGATTCGGATGCGAACTTTTGGGGAAATAAATTAACTTGGAAATTGACTGGAAAGATTTGGATTGAATCTCATGAAGATGAAGAAATTACTGATGATGTTACGGAACCTGGATGGGCACCTGATGAGGTTGATAGAGAGAATTTTCTGCCCAATAAACAGGTTGATGAGAGTGCTGAAGATTTACATACTTATACGGAAGGAGATAATCCTTTCGGGAACCAGTAATGAAATTTAAGATTATAGAAGATGCTGAAAAGGATTCTCAAGCCAGAGCCGAAGCACTTAAAGTCTGGGCTGCGGTTTCAAAGGTTCCTAATTCTCAATGGATAGAAAGAGAAGGAGAGTTAAAATTACCCTTGGTTATCATTGATAAAAAATATAATGATTTGGATTTGATGTTGAGAAATAAAAAAGGCTCTGAAGGTGCTTCTGGTGCCTTTGGAAGTTATTATGATAACAAAGATAAAAATGTTATTATTCTTTATTGTTTAGAAAAGATATCGAGAAAGGAAGTTTTTTCTGATGATTTTATAGCACAGTCATTTACGCATGAGTTTATTCATTACTTGGATAAAAAAAGATATACTCCTGGTTGGGATGAAAATACAGTTCAGTTTAAAAATGCAGGGAAATTTGACGATTATATGAATACTGCATCGGAGACAAATGCATACTTTCAGGAATTAACATATAATTTTGAAAAATTTTTTAAGAAGAACCTGAAAAGGATTCTTACAAAGAAATCTCAAGAAATGATTTTTTCATCTTTTGGGGCATTTCTTGAGTTTATAAAACCCAATTTGAAGGATTATTTTTATGACCAGTTGAATGAAAAAAATAAGAAACATTTTCATAGACGGCTTTATGGATTTTATGTTATGATGAAAGATAAATTAGAAAAGGAATTGGGAAAACGAAAAGATAAATAGATATGGAGACAATCAAATGAAATTTAATTTATCCGAAGCGAAAAAGAAGTTAGAGCAGGAGAATGTATATGAAGACCCACAAGCAATAGGGACAGAAGGCTATCATCAAATAAGCTTTATAAAATCCCTTGTCGCTACTGATGGGGTTGCTAATATGTGTACGAAACTGGCTTGTTTTTGGGTAACCGATATTATCGCCTCATATCTCCCACAATTAAAAGGTAAAGATGGATTCTTTACTATCAAAGTGACACGAACAGATAAAGGTGCTACATTTACCGCAGATGATGGTAATGGAAAAATTTATATTACACAAGAAATTGATTATACTGATTTGACATATGATTTGAAAATGTTTTTGGTGGATAGCGGTGAGTATTGGGTGGTAATGTTGCCATCGGAGTATTAACATGAAATTTAAAATATTTGAAGAAAAAGAATTAAAGGGTGATTTTGAATCAGAGGAAAAATTCTGGGAAGCATTAAAAGCAGGATTTGAAGTGGAAAAGGAACACGCTGAAAGTGTTGATAATTGCCCAATAACCACGGCCAAAATAGCACTTGACCATCTTGGGGAAAGTATTTCTTACTATGATAAATTGAAGAAAATGGAAACTGAAGATAAACCAAAAGAGGACGAACCGAAAGAAGAAGAAAAGAAAGAGGAAGATAAAGAAGAAAAAGACGAAGATGATAAAGAAGAAGAAAAGAAAGATGATTCTAAACCCAGTATGAAGGTGTAATATGAAATTTAAAATTATGGAAAATGATAAAACATGGCAACCAAATTCCCCAGATAAGGAACCCAAAAAAGGAGATTCCGTTTCTGATATCCCTAATGAAGAATATAGTTTGATTATATCTGATGTTAATCCTCCATATTTTTATTATCACAGTAGTAGAGTATGGGAATTAATGAATGTGGAACAACGAAAAAATATTTCTCAATTAGAATTAATAGATAATGATGGTCTTCATAATAATTGGAAATTTCATTTGGAGTGGTAAAAATGGCTAAGACGATGGATGAAAAGATTGCGGAAAAGGAAACAAGTTTACTAAAAGTAAACAATTTAATAGAAACAACAACTGGTTTTTATGAAGTTCTTGTTGAGAATTATAAAGCGATGTACGATGCCAATGCTGGCAAAAATGTAGACGACCACATGAGCGGAATATCCAATGTTCTTCGCAGATTGAATGATTTACTCGTTACTAAAAGTAATATTGAAAATGAAATAAATAATATGTTGGAACTCCAAGAGCAAGATGAAAATTTTAATAAAGAACAAATAAATGGGGAGACGATTCCCGAAGAAAAGAAAGATAGAAAATTTACTGGTTCAAAGGAATCCATTCTTAAATTGGTTAAGGGTGGGGAACCAGCACCAGAGCCAGAACAAAAAGTCGTTGAAAATTAGGTAACAATTTATGCCACAAAAATTGATTAACAGAGACCCATTGCCATCGTTATCGGCAGAAGAATTGGCAATATTCAAGAAATGCAGTCAAGATATTGATGAGTTTATAAAGTATGTCCAGATTTGGGCACCAAAATTAGGCTGGATTAATGTAGATAAAAATATATTTCCAAAGCAAAGAAAAATATTAAAAGATTTGGAACTCAATTGGAGAAAAAAATATATTGTCCTTTTGTCGCCGAGACAATCAGGGAAGACCACATTGGTTTTGATATTTATTCTCTGGCTTATTACTTTTACCAGTTCATCTAATATTGGTATCTTGGCTAATAAGAGAGATAACGCTCGAAAGATATTTCGTAGATTTTCTAATATGTATAGGCGTTTGCCGAGTTTTTTCAGATTATCCAAAGAAGTTGGGGATTCGAAAAGTGAATTGGAATTGGCTGATGGTACTATCGTATTTGCTTCCGCTACTTCCCGTTCAGGATTGCGGTCGGAATCTATTACTCTTCTTTATCTTGATGAATTCGCCTGGCTTTCGACAAGAGAGCTGCAACAAGAATTCTGGCAATCAAATTATCCTATTTTGGAAAGTATGAGCGGGGGTTTGATTATATCTTCAACCCCAAATGGGAAAGACCTTTTTTATGATTTATATTCTAAGACAAGGCGATTGCTAAACGGAGTTCCGAATAAAGATTATGACCCAAAATGGGTCTTGGAACAAATTCAATGGGCAGATGTTTTCCATAGAGATGAAAAATGGAAACTACAAAAAATAAGAGACCTTTCTGCCGGTGGTAAAAATGGTGCCGAAGCTTTTGCCCAAGAATATGATAATTCATTTGAAATTCAGGCAGGGATTGCCAGATTTTTTAATCAGGATATAATTGGAAGACTGCCAAAAATAGCACCTATGCGTGAATGGGTTCCTCATCGGGAGTATACAGGAGAGCCTATTAAAGTTTATGACCAGATTGGAGACCAACATTTTTTGATTGGTTTGGATACTGCTGAAGGTAAATTCTTAAATTTTTCTACAATGATTGGATTATCTGTTCGTAAAAAACAATTAAAGATTGATTCTGATATTCCAGTATATGATGTTAGGCAAGCATTCCAATGGCAACACGCTGGGACATTGCCAGATGATTTTTTTGATTTGGCATTTCAATTTCTTATCACACAATTGAATGATAAATGGTTTCTTTGTTTTGAAATAAATGATGTGGGTAGAAATATACAAATTCGCTTTGAAAATTTATTAGAAGAAATTTCTTCTGGGGAATTTTCAAAAAAGAATTTGTTTTTTAAAGAAATCTTACATAATAAATTTGAGGGTGATTATGAACAGATGTTGGGTTATTTAAGCAGGAGAGTTTTTCGCTCAACTGGAAGAAGAGGGTTTTCGCCATATGGATTGAAAACTGATAGGCGAAATAATGTTGATTTGAAAAATAATTTAAAGACTGTTGTGGACAAGGGCAATGTGACTATTTGCGATGAATTACTTCTTGAAGAGATGAGGTTGTTTGAGGATAAGCGAGGTGGGGAAACTATACATCATCAGAATTATCAGGGGACAAGTCATTTTGATTTAGTCCAAGGATTAAAATTTGCGACATGGCCTATGTCCGACAGAAATATTATGCAGGATGTTTTTTCTATAAATCCTTTGCAAGATGGAAGTTCAACAAGGGAACAACAATTTTTGGAAGCAGTTTTGAGGGGGAATTCTGGTAACTCTGCTCGTGATAGTTTACTTAATGAACTAGAAAACGATAACAAACGAGAAATAGAAATGCAGGAAGGTTATCCTCTTCAATATGGACAAGGCTCGATTAGGGATGCGGGGGATATCACTTCCTTTTGGAACAAAAGTAATTTATGGCGAAAACGCCATAAATAAAATAAATATAAATAGGTGGTTACTTAACCTATTTTATAGGTTGATTCTTTTATTTTGAATAAATATATACAGAGGATAAAGAAATGGCAGACACATTTTATGAAGATTTAATTAAATATGCTGAAGAGGACGAATTGGAAGTTATCGAAGAAGCCTTTGGAGATGATACATTAGACATTGATGTAGCCCTCAGCAAACTTCGCAGATATCAAGGGATGAGTGATATGGACTCTTCACAAAAGAGAGGAAAGATTTTATCAGTATTTTATAAATATGCGGTTGACATTAATGATTTTATAGAGCAATTGAGTAAACTTGGACCCAAGAATTTAACCAAGCAATTCGTGGAAGAAAATCCCCAAAGGGCTAAATTGATAGCCGATGAATTAAGAACCTTTGTAAGGACTCTTTAGATTTTTTCCCCAGTTGAAAGGGGAATAAGAATATCATATTCGATGGAAATATCAATCAGAGGTTCCATCAAATCGAATAGCCTGTCAATCAGGAATTGAGATTCAAAGTAATTCAGAATTTTAGAGATAGCCTTCAATTCAATCAAATACATATAGAAACGGGCTATCTTATAATTTCTCATATTTATATTATATCAAATTAAAATGGGTTTGTCAAGCGGGGATAGCGATAAAACTATCACATTTAATCATTATTTCATTATCGGATTCTATGGCTTTGGCCAAATTATTTTCTCTATAAGTTTTTAATAATACTTGTTGAAATTCTTTTTTCCCAGTCTTATGCCAGCTTCGACTTGCTGTTTCATATAAATCATTCACTTCAGGAGACCAAATATATTTATAATTTCTTCCTATAAAATAAATTTGGAAAACCTTACCATAATATTCTGCTTTAGAATCATCACCAGTAGCCATAAAACTTTCCTTTCGGGGTCGCCATCCAAATTTTTCATAAAAATGATTATCTATTTCTTGTTGAACATTGAATTTAGTATCTGTTGGTTTTCTATTTTTTTTTCTTAAAGTAATTAAAAAACAGTTTTTGTCGCCGTCAATACTTCTCAATTCATTTATTCCTCTATAAAGGAGTTTCCCTTTTGATTCGTTTAGAAATCTTTTACAATCTATTTTTATTAAACTTTGAGCTTTTTCTGGAGTTAAAGTTTCGTAGCGATATCTTCCACTAACTATAATTTTTTCAATTAGTTTAAATTTCAAGTTCTATACCATACTGAAATAACCTTTTGAATATATTCCTCACTGGCTATTCCATCCGCTAAATATTTCCAACCTTTACTTCTCATTTTTTTGATATTACTTTTCCCTTCTGGGTTATTAATAGGGGTATCATAAAATCCTTTCACTTTTTTAAAAGCATTAGCAACAACCTCATCGGTCAACATTCCTTCATCATTATCAATTTCAAGAAAGAAAGGGAAATGGGATTTATAAAATGCTTTGGCTTCGTTGATGGTATTATATATTTTCTTTGTCCAATCATCGGTGATTTTTCTTTCTCTTTGTTCTATTCTTTTTAAAGCGGTTTCCAAGGATGTATTTACAAATACCATTCCCGTATCATAACCAAGAGATTCTAAAAGTCCATTACGCCGGATGCAAGTTGTGGCTTCGCTTGAAGTAGAATCAACAAATAGGGGTAAAATGCTATTGATATAAAAATATAATTGCTGTTTACTTAACAATTTTGATTTATCTAATACGAAAGGTCTTTCTTTTACAGGGTCATTACCACCAAAAAATTCTACGAATTTATCGGTATTGACAATCCTTGGGTCTATTGACCCATCTGATAATTTTGATAAAACATAACTCTTACCAGCTCCAGGACTACCTGCCATAAATATCACTTTGAATATTCCCTTGTCTTGTATTGATTCTGCAATCTTAAATTTCATTGGGTTTACCTATATTATTTAGTATTGCTTCAACAGCCCCGCTCTTAATTAACAGAGAAGGGGCATCAGTCCACACTTCTGTTACTTCATTTGTTATATTGAAATTTTTAATCCTTTTGACCTCAAAATAATTTACAAATCCTTTTGGTCCATATAACTCATTTTCAAGAAAATTTAATAAAGAGCCATTTATTTCTTTCGCATATTCTTCATATAAAGTCGAAAATTTTTTCAATTCCGTAGGGGATTTTTTATCAATTTCGGAACATATTTTTTTTAAGTCCTCATATGTATCAATATATTTCGTTTCGGAATAATAACTATCATCGCCCCCACAAATCTTTGCCATTAAATTTTGGACTAACATATTGGCTCTACTAAACTTCATCAATTTCCCCGCATCCCAAATATCTGGTTTATGAACTATTCCTATTTTAGCACCATTTTTGGGGAATACTCTATACGCCTTTCCATGTCCATACGAGATTGCTGTTGATTTTTCGGTTGTGCAGATGATTTGTCTCTTGGGAAATCTTTTCCATATTTCCGCATTGTTCATAATGAGGGTATAATAATTTACCGTATTTCTACTGGTTCTTAAATTGTTTGGATTAGGAGTTATAAAAATATAATCATCTTCAAACATTCTTTCCCCTCTATAGATTGGGGCTGAATTGATTGCTTCACTATGAGTTGTTTTTAATAACTTTATCGCTTCCTCTTCTGTTATTTGTCGAGTTCTACTCTCAAAGAAGTATTTTGATGATTTCATTTCCAATATCTTAAACTTCATTGTTTCTCACCGCTATATACTTATCACATTTAATCATTATTTCATGGGCACTTTCAATGGCTTCTAATAAATTATTATCTTGATATGTATTGATTATTTCTTTTGCTTTTTCCATGAGTTGTTTGTCCGTTAAATCATTCGAATGTGTCTTGGGATATAAATCATATACTTGTGGTGACCAAAGATATTTATATCCGTTAAAAGGGAAAATATAAAAAGTCTCTCCATATAAGTTTGTTGCTTCTTTATCAGCATTTACAAACAAACCTTCACTTCGAGCATACCATCCAAATTTTTCATAAAATAATTTATTATATAAATCATGATATTTTAAAGCAGTACTCATTGGCCTCCTATCTGCTCTGGGTGTTAATAAATAATAATCCTTTTCTTTGTTCTTCATTCCCCTATATAATTTTTTTCCTTGGCTTTCTTTTATAAATTGACCGCAATGTTGATGAATAAAGTCTTCGGCATCATTTTTTGTTAGGACTTCATGCTCTTCTAATATCTTAAACTTCATTCTTTAACTCCATGCTTGTAGAGTATTTCCTGGGTCTCCATCAGGAGAATTCAATACCGCCGCATATCGGTCACATTTAAACATGATTTCATTTCCAGAACGAATTGCTTCTATTAAATTATTATCTTTATAGTCACCGACCAAATCATCTAAATAACCAAAAAACTCCGGGTCGGTGTTCGGGTCACCAATATCAAGAAGTCCTAACTCCTCTTCATCAGAATCATAATTTTCAACATAATGTCTTATTTTGACATATAAATCCCTTGTATCGGGAGACCAAATATATTTATATCCATCTATAGGATAAATGTTATAAGGCTTTCCGTATTGTTTAGCCCAATGCCCATCACTTGTTCCAAATAATCCAGAACTTCTTGCTGCCCAACCAAATTTTTCTTCAAATTTTTCATCTAAATAATCATTCCATTCTTTCGGCATATCCATTGGTTTTCTATCAGTTCTTGGTATTTTTATAAGATATTTTTTTGGATTTTTTCCTTTAAGAATCATTCCTCTATAAATAAAAAGTTCCCGACTTTCTTCTAAAAATTGACTGCAATTTTTTTTAACAAACTCATGCATTTGGTTTTGTGTTAGAGATTCATCGTTTAATTCTTGATTATTATGATTGGATTCTATTATTATAAATTTCATAGTTCGTACTCCAATGGTCTCATTAAACAAGGTACATCTGTCCATACTTCTCTATCATCTTTCCATCGTTCTGTTCCTAATCCATTAAAATTAGAAATATTTACAACATCAAATTTTTCAGGAGTATAAATATGTTGTTCGAGAAAATCTAAAAAGGGAATATTTAAATCTAAATATTCATCCATTTTAGAGGAATTAGCTAATAATATTTTTTTAATTACCTTTTTATCTTCATTATCAACTCTAAAGCAAGCCTTTTTTAAATCATCATATGTCTTTATATATGAAGAATTTTCAAATAATGAATAAAATAATTTATCTACAATTCTATTATAGTGAGCGAAATCAGACCCCCAAATATCTCCAGTAGGACATATCCCTATTTTAGCATTATTTCGTGGATAGACTATGAATTGATATCCATAAGTTTCTGCAACCTCATCGGAAGTTGTACAGATAATTTCTCTTTTGGGAAATTCTTTCCATACTTTAGAATGGTTGATAATTAGAGTATAAAAATTAAATGTATTGGCACTTTTTCTTTCGGTATTTGATTGTGGGGTAACGAGATATAAATGATTCGGTGGAAATGTTC